TCACTTTTTACGATTAAAGTATCTACCTACAGAAATAAGCACATAACAAACAATCACAAATAGAATAAGTGACAAAATAGGAAAATTAGCCATAATTACAATATTTTTAAATGATAATACAAATATAAATAATTATTCTGCAAAAACATCATAATTACGAGCAGGACGCGTAAACATAGATTTCAAATCCCAAGGCAAATCTTCATTCATAGCCTTTTGCAAGGCAACTTTAATAGACTTGACACGCGATTTATAAGTTTCCGATTGGAATTGATTTTCAGTCTGCCTATGTGTATTCTCCAATTGAGCGTTTACAGTATTAGCCTGTTCAGTCCAATACTGTTGGTTAGTAAGACCTGTACGGGCTACAGTTTCAGCAAGCTTCTCAATTTCGTGCCGTGCTTGCTTATCCGTCAAATTCTTTTGCGAGTACCGAAACGCAATATCCGCAGCATCTTGTGCAAGCTGGAGTTTTTGAGCCTGCGGCAAGAAAGATAGCTCTTGCTGGCGCATGAGATTTTCAGTAACCGACAATTGTGTACGGGCTTTACTTTCCGCAATATTCTGTTCATTTACTGCCATGTTAGACACTTTCAGATTATTATCGAAATCAGCTATAAGCTTATCCAAAGCTAAGCGGGCTTCTTTCGTTTTGGCTTCCGTCCTCATTTGAAGTATTTGCGCCATAGCTTTTCCGGCAATGTATTTACCCTCGATACGCAGGTTATCCGCTTGTGCTTCCTTTACCTTGCGGTCGGGCATAGAGGCCAGCACGTCAATAGCGCGGCCAAGTCCGGAAGTAATACCGGAATAGTCAGCAGAGTAGGGGGTAGCAGTAGGCGGCGTGACACCTTGTCCGGATGGAGCACCGCCAGAGGGGACAGAACCGCTTTGCGCAACGCCAGCAGAGCCGCCACTCATCATTAAATAGGGATTAAGTCCGGCAGCTTCAAGGCGTTCACGTTGGGCAGAAGCCGAATTATATTCTTTCTGGTCATTATAAAATTTCCAAGAATTTTCCTTTGCATCATTATAAAATTTCCATTGGTCACCAAGTTGTTGCTGATACATTTCCTTATTGTAAGCGACCTGTTTGTCAAACATTTTTTCATTGAACGCGTTGTTCATTTGCGCAATCTCTTTATTTGCGGCATTTTGAGCGGCAGTAGAACCCATGCCGCCAATAAGAGAAGCACCGGCACCAATACCGGCAACAGTTGCAGCAGCTCCCATAATTGTATAATTTTTTCGTTTAACATAAGATTTTTGATTTTTATTTTTATTTGGGCGTTACCCTAAAGGGTCGGGCTATCCGCTCAAACAAATGCCCTACGGGCATACTCGCTCCTATCCCTAACGCGCTTCACTCCGTTACGCTATGCATTCCGGCGTCATCCGAGATGACAGAGCGGTGTTCGCTCTCCCGAGCTCACGAGTTATAAATTTTTCCTTATCTCTCAAGATGTGCAAAGATAAAGTAGGGCTAAAATATCCGTTTATCAACCTGTACCAAAAATCGTTAAATATACGCGCGCGTAAACGCACACGCACATTTAACAATTTTTACTACAGAACGCCAAACGTATATTTTTTCCCTGCATTGCTTTTTTGCACGTCTCGAAAGAAAAGGAAAAAAATATATTTTAGGGTTCTTGAGTCGGGTCTACCTGATACGAGGCAGGTTGGTCGGTCTGCTGTTCGGCAGCGGCAGCCGCTATCATCTCATCCTGCGAACTCATCAGATACTGCGACCATGCCATCAGCTCAGAGGGTGACTGTATAAACCGTGATTTCACAAAACTGCACAATTGGTCGTCACTCAGCTTAGAACGCAATTCACGCATTTTAGGTTCATTCACTGAAAGGTTCTCAAAATAAGATAGTAAGCGGTCTTTACCCATACGGTCTAATCGTTGCTGATTGAACAACATATAAATATCCGAAGTAAGAACAACGGTTTCCACACCGTCAACTTCTAATCTATCAATACAAAACTCATCCGCAGGACTTTTTTCTATAAACTCACTTTGCGACAACTCCGCAGAAGAAACCAAATAAGGGTTTACAAGTTCTTGATAAGGTTCTAAACGTCTTTTTGCACACCACATAGTAAAATATCTTTATAAATTAGTAAATATGTATGATTTTGTATAAAATATGTACAATTTTATACACTAATAAGGCAAGCCATCCGTATCAAGATTGCGGACTACCTTAATATCAAAGAATGAACTACACAAAAATTGGTCTGTATCAACCTCATCATTTACCTCAACAGCAAACAAGGGATTTAAACAATTAGGGTTTACCTTAAAGAATGTATAGTTCATAGGTGCAGCAGTCGGGGAGGGCTGATTAACGGGGTCTTTCGAACCAAGTTGATTTAAAATAGAGGTTTCATTATAAGAAATGACCCAATTTTTAAGGGTATCAGAAAAACCACCGATAGAACAATCGACAGAGGTTTTATAATCAATATACCGAGGAGCATAACCGATAGCAGCATCTTTAAAAGACGAAAAAGAATCAGCATCCGGGTTAATCATCTTCGCCAAAGAAACTAACTCCATACCAACACGGTCAAATTCAGGAATAGCATAATCAGTAACACGAACCTTAGTAAATGCACTATTCAGCAAAGTAGCCGTATAATCAAGCAAAGGCAAACAATGATAAATGCACACAATAAGACCATATTTACCACCAGAATTAAAGTTAATCACACCATTCGAAACACCTGTACCTTTACCTGCAATATCAGCACCGTTTTCACCTGTAATATTGGTATTTACAACCTCGTTAATATCAAGGCTCGAACTAATACCGCCAAGATAAGTACAAAGTTCAGAAAAACCATCACCTACAGAAACACCCCAGTGTTTTTCTATCTGGTCTTTATAATCCTTGTTACCGGATTGTGTAATTTCTTTCCATTTCTGTAAAAACTCCGCTTGACGAAGCGCGAGAATAGTAAAACCGGACTCATCATCGGGCGGAATTTTACCAATAGAAACACCCGACAAATCACCATATTGTTGATGCGGCACAACACCATGAAACAAATCTTTTTGCCAATTGCAGTAACGCAAATCAAACAAATTATAATTATCAACGACAGCAGAAGCACTCAAAGAGCCATCTATAGACATATTAGTAGTACCATCCATATAATCAACATTAAAAGTAGAGGGGCTAATACGTTCCCATTGACTATCACGGTAATAATCAGCATATATCTTTTGATAGGCAAGAAGTCCGAAAATATTGAAAGTTAGATTATTCATTTGAGGTTTCGTAGACCAAGTATTATTACCATCCAAATAAGAATAATAATTTCCATAACCAAGATATTCCAACAACTTAACCGAACAAAATGCACGATTATAACCAAAATAGTTAAAACGTTTAGAACTATCTAAAAGAAGAGATAAATAATCAACAATACCTTTAGATGTAACAGATGGCATAATACCCTCTAAACCAAAATTTTTAGTAGGGTCCAAAGATACAGAATGCTGCGGATTATCATACATTTGCGTCAATGCCGTATTCGCCTTGTTCCAAAGCAAATCATAAGGCACAAAATAGAAATCGTAATACTCACGAATACGGGCAAATGCAGCCGTATTAATGGGTTGTGTACGAGTAAAGGACTTAAGGTTAATTTTAAAGCTATCGCCAGGAAGTACCTCTTTTACCATAACGGGAAGAAGCTCACCTGCTTTAGCAGTGAAATTTTTCTTGAACGAAAGGTCGAAACCATTTCGGGAAGTCTTGTTTCTAAGACTTTTTAAAGACATAATATTTGCCATAACAACAAAATTAAAGGTTAATACTATTCATTTTCATTAATGAAAATCTTATTTAAATCATTCAATTTCTTATGCTTGATACGGTCATTAAACAGTTTAGATACCTGCGTAGAGTATTGAGAATAAACAGGTGTCTTTTTATACAATTCCATATCAGTACGGAAGTTATCATAGAAGTAGGGGTATATAGTGTTTTCCCATTCGTCAAACAGCAAATCACCATCACCGTAGAAATCTTCATTTTCAAAGAAAAGCTTTTGAGACTCAAAGAAATCAGTAAGGTGCATGTAATCCAATTGACTATAAAATTCTTCAATAAGCTTCAACTTACGTTGCTGCTCCGACAAGGTAGGTTTATCGCAAACAGTATACAAGAAATGCTTAGAAAGGAGAAGTTCACCGTAGACACGATGGGCATACCTATCAAATTCAATACTATCCAATGGATAGTTAACTACTTCTGCATCATAGAAATACTTACAAAGGTCATAAAGTTGTCGCTGTTCATGCAATGCACCACTATCGAACAACTCCAAACAATAAGACGACTTATTCAGATGGAACAGATAAACAAAAGTGGCTACTTCTTTCGCCAACGCGAATGTTGTTTCACAGGACGGGAATAGATGCCGCGCTGTATCATAAGTTCGGTAGCTATAAGCACGTTCGTGTGCAGATTTATCAATGTATCCTCGACATTTGGGATAGAAGTAAGAGTAAGCCGACCGCCACACGTCAAACTCTTTAAATTTTCCATTGAGTACGAGGCTTCTTTTAATAAAGTCGCGAGGGGTAAGCGCATATACTTTCGAGCGTTGACCTTGCAAAAAGCCTTGACCCAGCCTTTGAGAATGTAGGCAGAACGGACAGACGGAACGCATTTTAAGAACTTCGGGTATAAGCACACTGCTGTTAACATAACCCGCAACGTATGATGAGCACTTTCCTTCGGAAACTTGAACGTCGATACGACCAAGGGACCATGCTTCAGATACAGCCTTTGAACATATTTGTAAGGCTTCTTTTGAGTTGAGGAATAATAAGAGATGATAATGCGGGCGGAAGTGTACGGGTCCATATTCGCCAACGGCATAGTAACGCACTTTCTCTTTGGGCAATCGTTTAGTAACATAGTAACGTAATCTTTTTAAAAATAATTGTAAATCAGTTTTTCTAAGGTAGGGGATAGAACCACATAGATTGAACTTCTGTTGAAGCAATTCCAATTGCGAGGGCTCAGACTCAAATACACCAAGACTTTCACCAGTTTCAAAGTCTACCAAATCATAACGGCACAACAGACCGAAATCAGTATTATCGTCCAGATACATAGGAGTGGCAACAGGCAGATAGTTAGGAGCGTAGGTAAGAGTAACGAAAACGGTATACATAGAACAATAGCTTTCTAAATCACATTGAAACGCGTAACGAGAGTTTTTAGCAAGAATGCAAGCTTTACACTTTCCACAGGGGACGGTCATACACTCATGCGTATAAGGGTTAACTATCCTTTGAGGGTTGAGACACTTACAAAAAGGGTTAAATAGCGCCATTACTTATAATCAACATCAACTTTTGTACTATCCACAGAAGTAGCCTGCGACTGTTCTGTAGATTGGGTACTGTTCATATTGTTTTTACTGATACTCATAGACATAGTACATGAGATGCAAAGCCATAAGGCGGCAATTGCTAATACCGCCTTGACTATAATTTCAAGAGTTTTGTAAATTTTCTGATTGTCCATAATAATTATTCAAAAACAGCTACAACATACATAGAATAACCGGAAGTAATAAGAGGTTTAGAAAACCTCACAAGGTCATCAAAAGAAACAAAATGATGAACTAAAAAACCACCAATAGCATTGGAAAACGTAACATTATATCCAACAATTTCCATAACTGAAATATTTAAAGGTTAATAATCAAATGTTTCATAGCTTAAGAAAATCCAACCAAAAGCACGGGCATAAGCCTTAAATACGTTAGAAGCTTCAATAAGTGAACAATCCTTGAATGTTTTCACATGAAAACGGTCTTCAAAGTCCATATAATGAACTTTTATCATACGGAACTGCTTTGAATACTGCTTTAAAAAAGAATGCGCCATAACGTTTGTAATTGGTTACGGCGCAAATGTAAAGTAAAAAAATGTAAATGGTGTAATATCAATATTATGTTTAATATATAACACCATAAACTAAAATAAACCTTTATCCTTCTCTAATTTGGAAGAAAATTATACCAAAGATAGCTTACTTCAAGCTATCTTTGGTAATAGTAGCAATTCAATTATTGCATCAATTTTTCTATTTCATCAAACTCAGGACCCATTTGTAAGTTATAATAAACTCTGTATAATCCATTTAGCCACAAATCTTTCTGTTCAGGTTTCAGTTCTCTTGCTTTTTCATAATTAGGTCTTGCCTTTTCATAGAAAACTTTCAGTGTAGCTTGGTCTTCTTTGTATTTTGGATTATTGACATCAGTAGTAGCTTTTTCAGAGAAATCCTGAGCTTGCAGGCAATAGATTAAGCCCAAGTTGGAATATGCTTCTGCATAGTTAGGATCTACTTCAATGGTTTTGTTGTAGAATTCAATGGCTTTTTCATAATCTTTCATGTTATGATAAAGGTATCCTTTTACGTACAAATAGAATGTGTTATTAGGATCTTTAGCCAACATATCATCTGCAAACTGCATTGCTTCGTCAAACTTGTTATTATTGCTATAATAATCAATCAGATGTCCAAAGAAGAATGAATGTTCAGGATACTTTTGGATACCATCTTTTAAGGAAGCGATCCACTTGACAGTATCCCCTTGAGCTTTCAATGCTGTAGAAATAAATTCCATGGCATATTTACCCACTTCTTTGTCCTCCTTTGCATAAGGTGCATATTTCAATACGCTTGGATAATCTTCCATTTTGGCTGCAGCTAAGCTTGCATAATAAGCAATTTGGGGCAATACAGTATCTGTTTGAAGCAGATTCTCCTTTTCAAACATAGGATTGATGGCAATGTCTACATAAGTTGCGAAGAAATCCAAAGCCTCTTTATTCTTATCTAAATTAAAGAACTGGATACCACCATTAATCAGGTTGGGACGCGCAGCTAATATAGCAGCACTGTTCGATCTTCTGAATTTATTTTTGATTTTACCTTTTTCGTTAGGAATCTGTGCAAGTTCATCGCATTTAAAGTAGTATTTGCACATATTCAGTGCGCTGTTATACACTTTAAGAGTATCATAAGGCTTTCTTAAATAAGCATTCTCCATTTCCTTTTCATTGATTCTCTTTTGAATAAAGCCGGCTACATCCCATGTTTCGGCGTTGTCTTTGGTTTCAGCATTGTTCAGAGCTTCATTGATGAGCTTCTCTGCTTGTGCAAAATCCGGTTTTACGTCGTTAGCGATGCTTTTTGCCTCTTTCACGCTCTTTTCCTGAGCGAAGGTAAAGCCTGCCGCAAGTAGTAAAACCATTGAAAATAATACTCTTTTCAT